GAGACTGAACCACTCCATTGATTTTGACCAGAACAGTTCCGTCTGTAGTATCAGCTGGTGTAGAGAAAGAAGTTTTAGTTCCGTCTGCTATATGTGTTGTCGCAACAGGTTCAGTGTTAGGAACTCTTTGAGCAGGGTCATATGTGTATGGGGATTCGCCTTGTGGAACTGCGTTAGGTGGTTGGATGCCTGGAAGCGTTCCGAACACCATAGGTTCTTGATAGAAATCTGGATCACGCCAGAAACCAATTACCCATGTTCCTTCAATTGGGCCTGTAGGTGAACTACCTATTCCGCCAGCAGAACCAGATGTCATTGGTTGCACTGAATACGCCCAAGGCAAGTCGATTGTAGGAAGTTTGATTTTGTCTTGAGTGTGATATCCGTATACACGAACACGAACTCGACCTAGTTGCATAGGGTCTGCACGAGACTCAACTACGCCAATCCACCAGACGAAACCATCTTTACCGATATAATAATTTGGTGATGCCATTTAAAACAAATCCTCTTTGCATCTATTTATGACGCAAAGAGGAATGTTTTGGTCGGAGATGTAGGATTTGAACCTACGACCCCTTGCTCCCAAAGCAAGTGCGCTACCAGACTGCGCTAATCTCCGTTACGAAAAGAACCAAACGAGGATTGCTGCTGCTATGAGATAGGGAGCATACTTCCATCCCAATCGAGCGAACCCTACAATGACAGCAAGGGAAACACCCACAGTCACACCAAACATAATTAAAGGTTGGAGTGCTTCCCAAGCTAAATTAAAGTCACCACTCATTATAGTTTGCTCCCCCAAGCTAAATTAAGGTCACCACCCATTATAGTTGTTCTCCGTCAGATGCAGATACCAGATGCATCTTCTTAATTATTCCAGAGACATCTTCCTCAGTCAGAAAACCTTTGACGGTATCTCCATCCTCAGTGATGCCTGGCATCTCTTTGAACTCGTCTTTGTAGAACACACCAATCTCATACAATCCCATCTTGTTACCGTATGAAGTTCCGTGTTTAACAATAGACAATTCATAGTCACCAAACTTTACGACAGAACTGATTCCATCGTATAGTGGTTTGAATTTCAAATCTTTAAAACTTCTAATCATCTTATTTACTCGCTGCTATTTTCTTGTGATAGTCATCGAATGCTTTGATACGATGTTCCTGTTTAGTCACATCGAACTTCACTCCGACCTTAGATCGCATCGCTGCCATCTTGTTATAGTTGTCCAACCAATCCTGTGGCGAAAGAACATTCTTTGACACAGACATTTTTAGTTTCCGTTCCTTGAACTCTGCCTTCAACTGTTTGGCATACTTCACTCCAAGAAATCGTGAAACCAGTTTAACCAAGTCTTGACGAAACCCAACATCGTGATGCATGTTGCCTGTCAAGTGGGCGAACTCATGAAGTATCGTATACTTATTGAAACCAGTAGACGGCGACAAGGACATTCCGCCCCAAGAGGATGCTGTTCCAGCAATGCGTGAACGACCACCCATATCTCGCATAATTCGTAGACTAGGATCAGTTCGACCTCGACTACCTTCATTACAAAGTTTCTGATAAGTCTTAGAGTTTTTGACCCGCTTGAAGTATGCTTTGACTTTTGCTTCCGTCATTGTTTCCTTGAGTTCTGGAAACTTGGCACACAGAGCCCACTCAGAACGATAGACCTTATTTTGTTGAGAGTCAGTCGTAAGACATACTCGATTACGCTGAACCATGCGATTCTTTTTCGACACATAGTTTGCATACTTGTTTGCAAGATCGTTGCCCATAATCGGAAGAGCTTCTTTGTATGGATCATGCCAGTTATTCATAATATAGTTACCTCTCTCTTAATCGTATGTTACTTGAGCTGCATAGTCAATCTTCTCAAAGATTGCTTCCAGTTCTGCAATTCTGGACTTGCACTTCAGTTTTGCAAACCCATTGCCTGGAGTTTTCTTTTTCTTTCGTTCCAAAGACTTCAACATATCTTTGAAGAAAACATATTCATTCTGTAGTTGTGTCAGTGAGTCCATTATGCTGCCTCCTTTCGAGCCAGCACATCGTTTACATCAAAGACATTGAAGTAGGTAGGACGCTTGATGGTTTTCTCTTTACCATTCTCATCTTCTACTTTCTTTGTCTGGTATCGAACCAGAGTTGCAACAGACTTAATACCCTTGAGTTTCACACCAGCGATACCCAAGTTACGAACTGCCTGTTTGAAAGTCACGACAGCATCAACTCCAACTTCCGCCAGAATGTCTGCATTCTGACCTGTATACTCATGTTTCGTCACATAGTTAATCATAATGTTTCCTTTCTCTCAATTTCTATAGCCATTATATGTTATCAGAACAACAATGTCAACACCTTTTTTGAGAAAAAAATTGTCAATGTTTTCAAGGGTTTGCGAGTATATTATAAGGGAAGTGCAATCAAAATGCTCTCAGTTTTGACGGCGGGGGCCGAATCACCCTCTAGTGATTCGGTGGATCTTCATCATTCCATGCAAGTAGCATTCCAAGAATTAATCCTGCTCCACAGATAATGAACAGGAATGAACCAAAGTCTAGTTCTGTCATAGTTGCCTCCGTTGTTAAATTTTGGCCTGCCCGATAGGACTCGAACCTATAACCTTCTGTTTCGTAGACAGATGATCTATCCAGTTGATCTACGGGCAGTCTGTATTATTCTAAAGAGTATGTAAGAGGATAAACCAAAGAGAAGAGATGTTTCAAATGACCATTCACGAATCAAACCAATGATATAACATACTGCGAGTGTAACAATAAATGCACCCAAGTCATCTCTATCCCACTTATCATGCTCCATAATAAAAACTCATAATACCCATAATAAGAACAACCGTCAGAGTTCCATTCAATAGAACCAATGCCCTATCATGCCAGATATATCCTACAGTCGCCCATCCCACAGTTCCTATCACAGAGAACCACAAGTCTAACTCATGAATACCTACACTTCTAAAACAAACTGCAAGTAGAATGAATGCCGATGCGACCCATTTGATATACCAATCTTTTGTATGTAAAGGAGTTATCTTCTTGTAAACCCTTGTAGAGTTTAACTCTTTGATCTTCTCATCTAGTTTCTTAAATTCTTCTGTCATTCAAAATATAATTCTGTATCTTTATTGCATTTATAGATTGCCCAAGCGCTTCCAGTTTTAGCCCCGGCATCACTCAGTATGTATTATACCATACCTCTAGAACATTGTCAACACCCTATACACTCATAATATCCTTCTCCGAATACATCATAGAACTGCTGTCCGTTCTTCTTGAAAATGCGAATCACTTCCAGTGGTGAACCAGCGAACCATATGGATGCATCATTGTATTTGTCAAAATCTTTTGCTGGAATAGTCGCACCAAAGGGCAACTTCCAGTTGTCTATATCCTTTGTGAGATAGTTAAACAGAACCTTCTTGTTCGCTACCTCTACCTCTGAGACTGCTTCGATCATCTCTAGTTGTGTCATCTCTTTACTCATTATGCCATCGCCCTCACAAGTCTCTGTAAATCTTTATCTGCGTAGTCGCCCTTAGAACACCAATTCCTCATTGCACTACACTCTGTCATGTTATTGAAACATGTCTGCATCATAGGACATGTATCACAAGGACACTCTCTCTTGTTCTCAGGCCCTTCAACCTTTAACTCTACAGGAGCCTCTGGATCTTTATATCCTCTACCGTTATACGCCTCTGCGTCCATCCAAATCACACCGTTACTCACTCTCATATATCTCCTTTGTTTATATTCATTCTCAAACCCAGCATAGTAAAGCTACCAAAATCTGAACCCTTTGTCAAGACTTTTTTTCAAATAAAATAGAAAAAAAGTGTAGTTGCGACATACAGTCCAATGAACCATAGGGCCACAAGGCCCAGTCCTTTAAGCAGCATTGTAAACATAACCTTTGTTCCACTTACCGACATTGATATCAATGTAATACGCAGTGTCGAAATAATCCGTCATCGCATCACTCTTATCATACCACTCAGTTCCCTTCATGGCAGTCACGAGTTCGTCATAGAAGTCTGCAATCTTATTCTCACCAACTTCTCTCATCCAGTTCGCTTCATGGTAGTTATTGACTTGAATGTAGTTGTCAACATTACCACAATACTGCATACCCTTCTGTTGGTTTACCATATCGACATGCTTCTGACTTGCACCAATGAAGTCCAATGCACCTTCCCATATGTTCACCACAAGACTGCTGTGATGATTAATACCGATAGTGCCCTTGACACCATACTTCTTTAACACCTTTTTAATCGCAGGCGCCAGTTTCTTTTTCTGTTCTTGACTAATATATGCCATGTTTTTTCCTTTCTCTCTCAATCTTACATATACATTATACCTGTTCTTATAACAAGAGTCAACCCCTAAATGCATTTTTTTTTATTTTTTTTGGCCCTCTGAAACCCTTATGGGTCAAGGGTTTGGTCGGGTGCGACAATTTGACGAGAGGTTTTTTGTGTGATATACTGAGGGGTCGGGGGCGAATCGGAGCGAATCGCAGACGAAAAAAAAGTGATTCGGCCTGAAAAAAAACTTGACTCGCTCATAAAAATCTGGTAGTAATGCATGAGACAGCACACCTTACTATGTTTTTTTTATCTTTTTTTTATTTTTTGGGGTATTATGGGTTTTTATGGTTATCAGTGGGATTTTCTTCCGCTGAATAGTGTGACT